AAAGAGGTCAAGAAAGATTCTTCAGAGATGCGGGGCTACATTAAACACTTGAATGGTGTGGATTGGGAGAAGAAACTCAAGAGAGCAATCGATGAATATTCTGAGATCCTAGAAGAAATACAAACCAAACAAGAAGAGTGTGACAAATCTGAACAACGCTTACGCATCTTAAGAGGCGAAAGAGATCTGATTCAATCGCAGGTTGAAGCAGCCTCCCAGAGAGAAATAAACATTGATGATGTCAACTCTAGGCTCTCAAAGGCTCAAAAATCGCTTTCAAGCAATTCCAAAGAAATGGATAGGCTATCTACCGAGATCAAATCAAAACGATCTAGAATCGAAGATTTGACGTCTAGATTGCCATCTTTGATTGAAGACTCAACCACTGCTCAAGAAGAACTTGATACTTTGGAAATCATCAAGTCAAAAATGAAAGAAACTCAAAAGTCTGTCGACAAAGCAAAGCGAGAGAAGTCTAGACTTCAATCAAAGATCGACATGCTTCATGATCATGAGTATGACCCTGATTGTAAATTCTGTAGCAACAATGAGTTCGTAAAGAAAGCGGAAGAAGCAAAGGTCACGATTGTCGACGTAGAACAAGACATAGAACGCCTTAACTCAGTCATGCTTGATTTGAAAATGAAAGCATCATTGACCAACGAAGTTTATTCGCAGGCAGTTGTCAGAGACTATGAAGTCCAACGAGATGCTCTAGAGAGAAACAAATCTGAGGTTCTCAATCTGTCTCTACAATGGGAGAACTGCGAGGGCAAAGTATCTTTGGTGCAGCGACGTATACAAGATTACGAATCTGACATTGCTTACTACAACGATAACATTGAAGCTTATGAAAATCTCTCTTCTCTACGTAGAGACATGTCCGCAATTGATCAAACCATCGCCGCTAGAGACATGTCTTTTAAAAAATGCAAATCCGACTTGCTTGAACTTATGTCAGAGAAAGGATCAACAAAAAGATTAATCGAAGAGGCGAGAGAAGGTATACAAAAAATTAAAGATGCCGAAAGAGATTACATTGCATACGACTTGTTTGTACAAGCAACACACGCTAATGGAATCTCATACGAGGTTATCAAGTCTATGTTGTCTCGCATCAATGCTGAGATTTCTTCTATACTTTCAACCATTGTTGACTTTGAAGTATTGATAGATAATGATGGCAATAGTCTCGAGATCTATTTAAAGCATCCAAAGTATGACCCGCGACCTTTGTCTATGGGTTCGGGTGCTGAGAAGACAATTGCTTCAATGGCTATTAGACTCGCTCTAATCTCTGTATCTTCACTACCGCAGTCGGACTTTTTTATCCTAGATGAACCAGCAACCGCACTAGACGCTGAACACATGGAAGGCTTCGTTAGACTTTTACAAATGATTAAAGCACATTTCGGCACAGTTCTTCTCATTACTCATCTCGAGAATCTCAAAGATGTTGTTGATACAACTATTGAAATTGACAAAGTTGATGGTTATGCGCAGGTCAAATTGTGACCTGCTATACTATTTAGTTCCGTAAAAGGAGGTCTATTATGGGACTAAAAGAAGAATTGGCTGAGAAACTCGCAGCTATCGATTGCAAAGAAAAAATTAAAGAAACTCTTGACGAAAGAAAAGATGATATCCAAGCTGCGCTCTACTTAAACAGAAAAGACAAAGGAGTGTTCGATGCAGTTCAGGAAAAGGTTATTTCTCGCAAGCTACTTGTATTTGCCGTTGCTACTAGTCTTTTGTATTGGGGCACAGGTCTTGATGCAGATACTTGGGGTATGATTGCCATGACATACATTGGTGGCCAAACTGCAATTGACTTTGCTAAAGTATGGAAAGGCCAATGAATTGGCTTAAAGATAAATGGGAATGGGTGGTTGCCGGACTGGTAGCCATCCTTGCTTTTTTCCTAGGTCGTCGAGGAAAACAAGCCGCTAAGGACGAAGTTGAATTAAAAGAAAAAGAAATAGAAGTAATCGAACACGCATCAGAAAGTGAAGCGAAAAGAAAATCTGAAGCTTTGGAAAAATACTTGAAAGAGACAGCAAAGCTTCGCGAACAATACAAGAGTGCAGAGACATCTCTCGAAAAAGATACTGCTCAACGTAAACTGGAATTATTAGAATTAGCAAAAGAAGATCCGGATGCGATGGACAAAATACTCATGGAAGAATATAACATTGCGAGGTTTAAATGATTTTATTTCTATTGTCTTTGGCTAACGCAGAGCCATTAATGATGCGGATGGAAAAAGGACAAACCGCTCCTTTCGACGGTCGCTTGTTTAATGACGAGGCTGTTGCAACAATTCTCGCAGATTCTGAGGCTGTAATCCAACAGTGTGAGATTCGCAAAGATCTTGAATGGAAAGTTCAAGTAGCTGAACTGCAATACAAACACGATGTTTTAGCCTCGGAGCACGACTCTCTCAAATACAAACATGAGAAAATGATGGAAATTAGAGATGAGGAGATAGAGGTACTAAGAAAGCAAGGCTCAACAAAAAGATCCATGTGGATGTTTCTTGGAGGTTTTGCACTGGGAACGGGGACATCTTTGGCAACTTATTATGCCGTAAATGAAATAGTGGAGTAATAGTGAAAAATAAAGATCCAAATTATGCCGTCAAGGTTGAAAAAGCAATTGCTGAAAAATACGGGCATGACGCTATAGTCAACCCTAAATCAAAATGGGATGATGATAAAGAGAGGGAGTACCTAGATGAACTCAAGTCAAACTATCGTCATGACAAAACAGAAAGCGAGAAGGTAGATCTTGATGGGGTTTTAATTTCAAAAGAACTACTTAATAGAGAATCCGAGCGTTCATGTCCAACATGCAATACTTATTCATTCAAATCCGTCGATGATCTTTACATGACAAAATTTGATTGCTGCTATAAGTGTTACATACAATGGGTGGAAGGGCGAGAAGAAAGATGGAAAAAAGGTTGGAGACCAAACGAATGAAACTTACAAAAGAAACTTTAAAGAGAATTATCAAAGAAGAATTAGAGGAAACTCTAAGTGAAAACAGGAACACTGCTGTCTTCAAAATTGAGGCCGAACCTCTCGGATTCGGTGCTCCACCGAAGATTGAGATCTCCCATGACGACAAGACATTCGGAAGCGCCGAACAGTTTGTAGAGGCATATCCCGAAAGTGCCGGAAGAATTAAATCATTACGCACAAAAATCATCGAGATGGTTAGAGATTCTAAAGGCGAGATGGGTTCCGTCCAGAATGTTGAGATGAGAAAAAAAGTAGTAGAAAATGTTGTTCAATCGATTGTTAAATATGACTTGTACGCTTCCGATTATAAAATAGTATATGTAAAACCCAGAGGATGAACCAAATGAAACTTACAAAAGAAACTTTAAAAAGAATTATTAAAGAAGAATTGGGCAAAGTGCTACACGAAGAACAAGCAGATTATCAAGATGGCATCGAAGACGCCATGAAGGAACTTGAACGCAATTCCTATTCAACAGCCGGCTTCGAAGAAAAAGCTATGAGCCTGATGGGCTCGAGCTCACCGGTAGAGTTCGAATTTGATTCTGTAGAGACGGTGTATGATGGTGTCGAACCAGGAAAGGCTACGTTCACTATTACGCTCACCCCAGACGGCAAATACACGATCTCAGGCGATACTCTTAATGCAAGCACCATTCAATAGGAGATAGGCAATGAGCAAAGAAACATTAGAAATTATTAGAGGTTTATCTCAAGCAGCAGCGAACGCTTACGATGGCGCTCACATGGATAACTATTCTCTTGACGGTCAAGCACGTAAAGTTGGATTGAAAAGAGAAGAGGGCATCCCCCTATTGGATACGCGATGTATCGATGGATTCAAAGTAAAATTTTATGGCGACTCAATGATTATCAATTATCAATCTGATGTCAGAATGAAAGATCTCAAAGAAAGCGGATTTGAAAACGAAATTCTTCGTACAATGAATGAAGTCAAAAAGTTCTTGCAAAAAGAATATAAGGTGGTTACCGGAAACTCTGTTTCTCTAACCGCGAAAGGAGATCCTCAAATCATTGTTCAAACAACCTCTAGAGTTCGTACATTTGTCCAAGCATACCAACACTACAAGATTGGTGGTTTGCAAATGGAGCAAACGGGTGCACCTTCGGAGCCAACAATCCGAGACATTACAAGAAATTTTTTGGAGACAGCAAAAGCAAAGCGTCCTCAAAATGAATTTATCAAACCGGGAGACAACCAAAAATGAATAATTTAGACGAAAAATGTTGTGGCAATTGCTGCCCATGCTGTACATGTGAATGCTGCGAAGAATAAAACAATGAAAATTACAAAAGAAACTTTAAGACAAATCATCAAAGAAGAGCTTGATGCCGTCATGGAAGACACTGTCACTGAAGCAGGGGGCAGACTCATGGCCTACTTTAATCCTAGCATGATGAAAGGAGACACAGCTGTTGAATTACAATACGATGGAAAGAAAATTGATTTTAGATATCGTTTTGCGAGGCCCGATTATGATCCCTTCAAAATACAGAAGGCTGTACAATCTTTAGCTGACGGAGGTAAACTTGGCTCTATCAACGGTTTAGCTGAGGCTATCTTTGATGTTCTAAATCGAAAAATGGGTTCCGATAAACCAACTTTAGAGCAGGTTAAAAATATGAAGGTCTATTTTGGATAATGAATGAAGCTTACCAAGAATGAGATTGTTAAAGAACTTGTAAAGTGTGGAAAAAGTCCAGAATACTTCATCGACAATTATTGCAAGATCTCTCATCCGATGCATGGTCAAATTCCATTTAAGACGTATGACTATCAGAGAGATTTACTGAAAGATTTTAACGATTATCGTTTCAATGTAATTTTAAAAGGTAGGCAGCTTGGGATCTCTACGATCTCTGCTGCTTATGTTGCTTGGTTCATGTTGTTTCACCGAGAAAAGAACGTTCTCGTAATCGCAACCAAACTTAGTACGGCAACTAACCTCGTAAAGAAAGTCAAGATGATCTTCAAAAACCTTCCGTCATGGATGTTGATTGCAAAGATCTCAGTCGACAACAAACAGTCATTTGAACTCACAAATGGTTCTCAAGTAAAAGCTGGAACGACATCAGGAGATGCTGGTCGTTCGGAAGCATTATCATTGCTCATTATAGACGAGGCAGCGTTCGTTGACGGCCTCGAAGAGCTTTGGACGGGTCTTTACCCTACTTTGTCAACAGGGGGTCGCTGTATCGCTCTAAGCACCCCTAACGGCGTTGGAAATTGGTTCCACAAAACCTATACCGAATCTGAGACTGAAGTTAATGATTTTCACCCAACAAAACTAATGTGGGATGTTCATCCCGAACGTGATCAAACTTGGTATGAAAAAGAAACAAGAAACATGTCCAAGAGACAAATTGCACAGGAGCTTGAGTGTTCGTTCAACGCTTCCGGTGAAACTGTAATCAATCCAGAAGATTTACAGAGAATCATACAAGATGTTAAAGATCCTGAGTATAGATCGGGCTATGATAGAAACTTTTGGATCTGGGAAAAGTTTGAAGAAGGAGTTCCTTACATCTTATCTGCTGACGTTGCTCGAGGTGATGGAGCAGACTTTTCTTGTTTCCACATAATCAGAGTTGATAACATGACAGTTGTTGCCGAGTATCAAGGCAAACCCGACCTAGACATGTATTCAAAAATACTTTATGACGCCGCGACTGAGTACGGCACATGTCTTCTTGTTGTTGAAAATGTAGGCGTTGGTATCGCTGTTCTAGAGAAGCTAAAAGACATGCAATACAAAAAGCTTTACTATTCCATTAAATCAACTCACGAGTATGTTGAGTCGTACTTGGCCGAACATGACGAAAGAGCAGTGCCTGGTTTTACAACGTCTGTTAAGACGAGACCTTTAATTGTTGCCAAACTAGAGGAGTACGTCAGAAACAAACTAATTACTATGCATTCCTCTAGGGTCTTTCATGAATTGAAAACTTTTGTTTGGATTAATGGTAAGCCACAAGCGATGCGTTCTTATAATGATGATCTGGTAATGTCTTTGGCAATTGCCTGTTGGGTGAGAGACACAGC